TCGGGTTGAATATATCAAGGGGAAGAAACTTGACAGGCAACTCGGACGAATGGAGGTATCAGAATGAAATCACATTTGCCGCCCGACAAAAGAATGCTCGAACGCACAAAGGAACTTGCTTTCAAAGATTTTTTTATCATAATGCAGAAAAACAAGGCTCTTGACCTCATAGCAATGGCAAAGTTTTTCGGCATCGGGAAAAAACGTATATCCCAGTATCTTGACTTTCTCGCAGAATTCCGAAAGACTTTTGACGAGTGGGAACACGACGGCGTATTTGAAATAAAAGCACGTCAGGAGCTTGAAAACATCGGAATTGATTATAACTGGCTTATGGACGATAATGTTGAAATGAAAGACTTTAAGGAACGTAAAGAAGAACCGACATTTCATGAGGCAGTACAGGCAAAGGCAAGCCTTGCGGAATACGCTAAATTTATGGAAACAGTACAAGGGGTGAATTTAATTGACAGATAAACAATTTGCACTACAAGAACGGCTTATGGCTGACAAGTCTGATAAGCTTAAAATAAACGCTATAAGGCTTAGGCTTGAAGAAATGGAATCTAATATTGATGTCGGTGCTGTATCGTATGAGAGCGACGGCAGCATAAAGCAAAAAAAAGGCAACGGACAGGAAAACAAATTCATAGAGTACATAGACGACAAGGAAAAGCTTCAAAATGAATTCAGAGAATTAATTGTAAAAACAAGCTCCAACGAGAAGTGGAAAAAGGAATTAATTGATACTCTTGACGACAGCAGACTTTATGCAATAGCCTCAATGCTTTTTATAAGCTACAAGACCTATGAGCAGATAGTTGAATTAGGGGCTTGTAACTGTGAAAAAACAGTACAGAGAAAAAAATATGAAATACTTGATAAACTGTCCTTGAATGTCCAGTAGTTTATGTGATAACCTATAGAATAGAAAAGCACTCAAAGAGATGAGCCTTGCCCTTGAAATATCGGGGACAGGCTCTCCTGCTTTTCTTAGATACGCTGATATTAAAGGGCGGTAACCTTTTATCAGTACATTTTACTCCTTGCCCCGTATCGGTGAAAATAAGACGATATTAACGGGGTTTAAAAAGCCTGACAAGGACGTTTCGGTATCTTAGAGCCGTAACGTATTTAAACCGCTCATTTCGGTGGGCGGTATATTTTAAACAGCATTATCGCAATGGTAGTGCTGTTTTATTTTAAAACAAAGAGAGGTGGCGGTTGTGGCTAAGAGAGAGGATAATTTAATACCATTTAACGAAATGTCGCAGAGAAAGCGCAGAGAAATAGCATCTATGGGTGCTAAGGCTTCAAACGAAAAGAAAAAGCAGAAAAAAACTCTCAAAGAATGCGCCCAATTGCTTATGTCGCTTGATGTTAAAGATAAACAAGCAATTAATATATTAAAATCAGCAGGAGTCGATGAAGATAATTATACAAATGGAATGCTTGCTACTGTTTCTATGCTTAAACAGGCAATAGCGGGGAATACAAATGCGTATAAAATCTTTATGGAAGCTTGCTCCGACGATAAAGCAAATACAGATGAACAAGAACAAGAGCATGATAATCTTATATCAGCTATCAAAAAGGCGGTAGACGATGAAGATTGAGGAATTTTCCAAAAAGCAAGGTGAAATCCTAAAGTTTATATTTCGCCCCGAAACTGCTTTGATATGTGACGGTGCTGTCCGTTCGGGTAAGACAGTTGTAATGATAATGTCGTTTGTTATGTGGGCTATGGAGAGCTTCAACAAATGCAACTTTGCTATATGCTCGAAAACAGTATCGAACGCCGAACGTAACGTATTAAGACCATTGCAGGGCATTGAGGGCTTGCCTTATACCCTGTCCTATAAAACATCGGCAAGAATGCTGACCGTCAAATGTGGAAGTAAAGAAAACTACTTCTATCTCTTTGGCGGTAAAGACGAAAGCTCATATGCACTTATTCAGGGTATCACTCTTGCGGGAGTTTTTCTCGATGAAGTAGCTTTAATGCCCCGCTCATTTGTAGACCAAGCAATAGCAAGAACGCTGACGTTTCCAAATGCAAAGATATGGTTTAACTGTAACCCCGAAAGCCCTATGCACTGGTTTCATACTGATTGGGTACTTAAATATAAAGAAAAGAATGCCGTACACTTGCATTTTCTGATGTCTGACAATCCTATTCTTAGCGAAAAGGATATTGAAGATGCGGGAAAGAAGTTTGACGGCGTTTTTTATAAGCGTTATATCTTAGGGCAATGGGTAGTCGCAGAGGGTGCAATATATAAGATATTCGCCGAAAACAAAGAAAAGTATTACACTGATAGCCCCGATTATGATTATATTCAGGTCGGTATTGACTTCGGGGGTAACAAATCCGCTCATACATTTGTGGCAAGCGGAATAAAAAAGGACGGCTCAAAGCTGACCGCTTTAATGTCGGAACGGCACGAGGCTAAAGGGCTTTCTCCTGACGATTTATACAAGCTGCTTAACGCATTTATAGCAAAGGTTAAAAATAAATACGGTGACATTTATATGCTTTATGCCGATTGTGCAGAGCAGACGCTTATTAACGGTATGAGGGCTAATTGCGGTATATCAGTAAGGGATAGCATTAAAAATCCTATTATAGACCGCATACGTTGCACTACTGGGCTAATGTCAAGCGGACGGTTCTTTATGACACACGATTGTGAAAGCCTTGAAAAAGCGTTTGAAAGTGCTGTCTATGATGATAAAAAGCTAGATGACGTAAGGCTTGATAATGGCACGTCTGATATTGATACACTGGACGCATTTGAGTATTCGTTTGAACGTTACATAAATAAATACACGAGGTAGAAATATGTTTGAAAATATAATTTCCGCTATAAAGGGGCTGATTAACAAAATGTTTTCTAAAGACACAATTAAGACTGCATTGGGCTTTGAGCCTTGCATATCAAGCACTATGTTTGAAAAAATACAGCTATGGGGCGATATGTATTCAGGGAATGCCAGTTGGATAAATGCAGAAAAGAATATTTATTCCATTAAATGTGAACAAGGCATATGCAGAGAGCTTGCTAATATCTCACTGAATGAAATGACCGTTAAAATATCGGACAGCACGCTTGATAAGCTATTTAAGGCTACTATAAGGGGATTAAACGAGAACTTGCAGAAAGGGCTTGCGCTCGGTTCATTTGTTATAAAGCCTCTCGGACAAGGCAAAGCCGAATATGTTACTGCTGATAGGTTTATACCGATTGAATACGATGTCAGAGGGCGTTTAAAGCACGTTGCTTTCATCGAAACGAGAGTAATCAATAAGAACTCATATTATCGTCGATTTGAAGTGCATAATCTCACAGATAAAGGCTTGATAATTTATAACAAGGCATATCACAGCACAACAGAGTTAGACATCGGCAGACCTTGCCCCCTTAATTCTATTGAGGATTGGGCAGGACTTCCTGAAATGCCTTTACTCTATGCGATAGACCGCCCTGACTTCGGATATTACAGAAACCCCTTACCGAATGCAATTGACGGCAGTTATGGCGGTGTATCTATCTATGACAGCGTTATTGACCTTATAAAGCAAGCGGATTTACAGTTTGCAAATATAAACTGGGAATTTGAAAGCGGACAAAGGGCTATTATGGTCGATGAAACTGCTATCAAAGATAATACGGTTGAAACGTTCAATAAACGATTATATAAGGGGCTTGATTCTAGCGGACTATATGAGGAATTTTCCCCCACGTTCCGTGATACAAGCCTTATAAACGGACTTAATGCTATTTTAAGGCGAATTGAATTTAACGTGGGGCTTGCTTATGGTGATTTGTCAGACGTTGCGGACGTTGCAAAGACGGCTACCGAAATAAGAACGGCAAAACAGCGTAAATATAACACAGTAACGGCTATTCAGGACAATCTTAAAGATTGCCTTGAAGATTTCCTCTATGCTTTGGCATTCCATAATGGGAAATCGGATAGCTTTGAATTTGTATGCGATTTCAATGACAGCGTACTTACTGACGAGGAAACCGAACGCAAACAGGATTTGACTGACATTTCAATTGGTGCATTGCCTTTATGGAAATACATAATGAAATGGCAGGGCTTATCTGAAGAAGAAGCGAAAGCACAGGCGGCAGAAACGAACGTTAATACGGTTATGGAGTGATGTTAATTGTTCAATCCAAACGAACTTGAAGCTATTCCCTTACCGTTTGAACAGCATTTTATAGACCTTGAAGAACGTATTATGCGGGATATTGTTTGCAGGATAAAAATAAATGCTGAAATTACCCGCTCGGCTGACTGGCAGATATACCGAAGCGTTCAACTTGGTAAGAGTATGGACGAAATAAAGCAGTCAATTAAAACAGCACTTAAAGCCTCCGACAAAGAGATTGACAGGCTTTATAATGACGTTATCAAAACAGGATATGCAAGGGACGAGAGCCTTTATAAAGAAATCGGAAAGCCTTTTATCCCCTTTGCTGAAAACATTGCTTTAAAACAGCTTATAAACGCAGTATCGGAGCAGACCAAAGGCGAATTGAAGAATATCACGCAGTCAATGGGCTTTGCTGTCAAGAAAAACGGTAAAATTGTATTCAAACCAATAGCGGCATATTATCAGAAAACGCTCGACGGTGCTATGTTCGACATTACATCGGGGGCGTTTGATTATAATACCGTTTTAAAACGCATTGTATCTGAAATGACGACATCGGGAATGCGTACGGTAGATTATGCAACTGGGTGGAGCAACAGAACGCCAGTAGCCGCACGCAGAGCGGTAATGACAGGCTTGGGGCAAGTCACTGGTAAGATTAACGAGGATAACGCCAAACAGCTTGAAACTGATTTATTTGAGGTTACATGGCACGTCGGCGCTCGTCCGTCACATATGGTATGGCAAGGCAGAGTTTACACAAAGCAGCAGTTAATTGACGTCTGCGGGCTTGGTTCGGGCGATGGTTTATGCGGGTGGAATTGCCGACATGATTATTACCCATTTGTCAAGGGCTTATCACAGCGTACATATACCGATGAACAGCTTGAAGAAATGAACGCAAAGGAAAATATTCCAAAGACATACAGAGGAAAAGAATACACGGCTTACACGGCTACACAGCAACAGCGAAAGCTTGAAACGCTTATGCGAAAGCAAAGGCAGGATATAAAGCTATTGCAGGAGGGCGGGGCTGATAATGACACTATAACGGAATATCGGTGCAAATATCGGGCAACATCGGCACAGTATACGGCGTTTTCAAAGGCTATGGGATTACCACAGCAAAGGGAACGTGTATATATTGATAATCTTGGGAGGGTTTAGCATGAAAAACAATCCTTGTAAGAATTTACTCCGAAAGGAGTGTGGTCTTTAGGCTGAAATATGCCGTATCTTGTCTAACACAAACGATAACGTGTTCTTTTTATGGTATAATTTGTCTGTACTGACGTAAAACTATAAAACATTAGTCAATGCAACTGACGTTAAACAGCGTAAATGGAGGGTTTATTTATGAAAAGAGAATTTTTAGAAGCTTTAGGGCTTGACAAGGAAATCGTTGACAAGATTATGACCGAAAACGGCAACGACATCAACAAGACTAAGGAAAAGCTTGAAGCCGAACGTGACAATTACAAGGGGCAGCTTGAAACCGCACAGACAGCCTTAAAAGACTTTGAGGGCGTGGACGTTAAGGAGCTTAAAGGCAAAATTGACACGCTCACAGCAGACCTGACAGCGAAAGAAACCGACTATCAGACAAAGCTTACTGATATGGAGTTTAATTCAAAGCTTGAAAGCCTTATAACAGGCTCGGGGGCTAAAAACGCTAAAGCAGTAAAGGCATTGCTTGACCTTGAAAGTATTAAATCAAGCAAAAATCAGGACACAGATTTGCAGACGGCGCTTGAAGCTTGTAAAAAGGACAACGAATATTTATTCGGGAAAGATGCCCCGATAAATAATCCAGTTGCATTAACAGGCGGAGGCGCTCCGAAAACAGTAACAGGGGTTGAGGCTATGTTTTTAGCGAAAAATCCCGACATTAAAATTTAAGAAAGTAGGTAAATTTATATGGCACATACATTACAGGAAAGATATTCGGATTTAGTTCTTGCAAAAATCCGCAAGGAATTAGTCCTCAAGGACGGAGTTGTTTTTAACAATGACTATGAGGGTACACCGACAGCGGGTAGCGTTAAAATTCCCGTTCGTGATACGGAAGTAGCCGTATCTGACTATGACAAGGCAAACGGTATTACAGCAGGCACAGGCACAACAAGCTATGAAACGCTTACTATTAACAAGGATAAGGGCGTTAATGAAATTATTGACGGTTACGATGCCGCCGCAGTCCCTGATAATCTTGTAGCGGACAGGCTTGACAGTGCCGGATATTCTCTTGCAAATCAGATTGACACTGACGGAGCAACTGTACTTCTTGCAGGCTCAACGGTTGCGGGCGTTGCTTCACTCACTAAGGACAATATCTATTCGGCTATTGTCGACATCAGAACAGCAATGTCTAAGGCTAATATCCCGAATGACGGCAAGCGCTATCTGCTTGTAACGCCTGATACAATGGCACTTATTTTGAAATCGCCCGAATTTATTTCAGCTTCTTCACTCGGTGACGAGGTTAAAGCAAGCGGAGCAGTCGGCAAGATTGCAAACTTCCTTGTTCTTGAATGGAACGATACCACAGCTAACCTTGCAATGGTAGCAGGACACCCACGATTTGCAACAAGAGCAAATGAATTTAGCGTACCGATTAAGGTACAGGATTTAAGCGGCTCGGGCAAATACATAGGCGCTTCCGCAGTGCAGGGACGTATGGTATACGCTCATAAGGTACTGCGTTCAGCAGCTATCAGAGCAGTTTATTCTCCCGGAAGTATCACATTGACCGTTGGAGTAGGTACAACAACCGCAGGAGATACCAAAGTTACCGCAACAGTAAGCACAGAGGGTAATACCCTTGCTTATAAGAAAAATCCGTCAAGCCGTATTGCTTACGGTACAACTTCCACAGCATATGCGGGTACATCAATGACAACAGCAACCGCTAAGGTTATTAGCTCTTGCGCAGTCGGTGACATCATCGAAGTTGCAGAGTTTGACAGCACAGGTGCTTGTATTGCAGTAGGTTACACAACACTTACATCAGCAGTTATCAAAGCATAAGTAACAGGAGAGTGATAATATGGCGTATGCCGATTACACTTTTTATTTAAGCAGGGGCGGGCAAATGTCCGCTTCTGACTTTAATAAATACGCAACCAACGCAAGCGACTATATCGACTATATCACGTCTGATAATGCGAAATCCTATTCCGATACAGAGGACAGGCTCAAGAAGTGTTGTTGTGTCCTTGCTGATGAAATGAAAGTGAACGAAAAGCGAGAGGGAATATCCTCCGAAAGTATCGGCTCATATTCTGTAAGCTTTGCAGACAGCAATACAATTGCAATCCAAAAGAAATATGCTTCAATCTGCTGTACGTTTATAGGCTCTACCGGGTTAATGTATAGGGGGCTTTGATATGACAAATTGTAAATGCACGCTTTTTCAGGACGGCTTATTTTATGTTGTTCCCTGTTGGTATGAAGAAACCAACGCAAGGGGCGTGAGCAAGCAAGGGTTTGAAGCCTCAAACAAAGCAACGGTACTTTATTCTACTGATTTTAAACGCCCCGAAAATGGCGCTTATATCATCAAAGGCGAATACACAAGCGGAACAAAGGAAGAGCTAATCAAGGCGGGCGCATTAAAAATAATGTCGGTTGCTATGCTCGACTTCGGAACATTTCCGCATTACGAAGTGGGGCTGAAATAATGGAAATCAAGTGGAATAAGACACCTAATCAGTTAATGGCTGACAGGGGGCTTAATAACGGCGGCAGAGTGCAACGATACGTTGACAGTGAGGTTATACGGCGAATGAAACCGTATACCCCGATGTTATCGAGTGCGCTTATAAAATCAGCGACAATCGGTACAAAAATAGGTAGCGGCTTAATCAATCAGACCGCCCCTTATGCGCGTTATCAGTATTATGGAAAACTTATGGTATCACGGTTAACTGGCTCGGCTTATGCAAGACAGGGCGAAAGCAAAGTATTGACGGACAAAAACCTTAATTACCGAAAAATCAATCCAAATGCGGGTGCTTTTTGGTTCGAGCGCATGAAATCAGACCAAAAAAAAGCAATCCTTGAGGGAGCAAAAAGAGAGGCGGGCGCAAAATGAGCATTATTTCAGCTATGAAAGAGTATATACAGGCTTGCGATTTTCTCGATGAGCTTGCAACCGTGAAAATTGACCTTATGGACGATAAGGCAGAGGGTTACGGCTTATCGCAAGTGGGCGACATACTCGTTAAACGGTATGTAAACGGTGCTGAATTAAGGCGGGCAAGCTTTGGATTATATGTCAAGGGGTACACCTTTGATGATGTAAAACGGCTTGAAAATTCTGCATTTTGCGAACGCTTTATTTTTTGGCTTGCTGACAATTCAAAATCGGAGGTATTCCCCGCCCTTGACGTAGGCTTTACACCTTGTCAGGTATCAGGTGAAAACGGAATGTTGTTCGACATTTCGGAGAACGGCGATACCGGCACATATCAAATACAAATCAACTTAATTTATAGGAGGTAATTTTACTATGCCATATGTAAACAACTCGGTACAGCGACATAAAATCGCTGATTATATCGACATTTCAGCAACTTCAACGCCAAATTTTGAGCTTATGGGGACAGGCTTTACAAGCCTTAATGAAAGCCCTAACGCACAGGTTAAGTCAAGCAAGTACATAAACAATCCGTCGGCAACAAAGACCACTACAAGCTATGAAACGCAGTTCCCTTTTAACTCGGAACTTATTGCTTCCGAAGCGGTTATAATGAAAATTTATAACATGGCGACTTTGCAGAAAACAGGCGGCGACTGCGAAACGGAATATATCCGTGTAGACCTTTTCACACCGAAGTACACAAATACAACGGACATAGCACTTGACAGCGGTAAAACCTATTATACAGTGACAGACGGCATTTACACAGCGGTTGCAGCTCCTGATGTGGCTGACATCGGCAATTATTACGAAGCTTCAACAACTGATTTCCACGCTCGTAAATTCCCTGTTTCCATTGAGGTATCGTCTATTGACGACAGTGACGGTAATATGCAGCTTTCAGGCAATCTCAATCAGGCGGGGCTTATGGTCGAGGGATATTTCAATATCTCAACCAAAGCATTCACAGCAAATACGTAAAACAAAGCCGCCCCTTAATTTTGGGCGGCATTCTTTTTAAAAGGCGGTTTTTATGATATTTAAAAAAAGCCCTATGACTTTGAACATAAACGGCGAAAGCTTTTTTATAAAAACAGACTTTCGGGACTGGGTACAGTTTGAAAAAACAATCAATCAGTATGCAGAAACGGAAGAAGAAAAAATAACTAACCTTGCGAAAGCAATTGACTTTATTCTTGACGGTAAAATCCCCGATGTGCCTTTAAATTTACTTGTCGACGGTGTTCTGAATTTCTATTCTTGTTCGGACGATTGGAAAACCATTAAAACAGGAAAGTCAAGCGGTTCGGCGGTATTTGATTATGAATACGACAGCTTATTTGTGTATTCGGCATTTAAAGAGCAGTACAACATTGACCTTGAAGATATTGAGTATTTGCACTGGTGGAAATTCCGTGCGATGTTCAGGGGCTTGAAGAACGACTGCAAGCTGTCTGAAATAATCGGTTATCGTGCTATTAAGATTGACGGTAAAATGCCAAAATCGCAAAGGGATTTTTACAACGAAATGAAAAAAATATATGCTATCCCGATTTCACAGGAATTACTACACAAAGACGATGAACTGATAGAGGCCCTTAAAAACGGCGGGGATATATCAGGAATAATAAAGAGGTGATTTTATGGCATATGACGGCAGTTTAAAATTTGATACCAGTATTGACGGCAAGGGCTTTGAGAACGATTTTAAAAGCTTTGGTAACAAGGTAGGCACGATTATAAAAGGCGTTGCACTGGGTTATACAGGTAAAACTCTTGTTGAATATTTTATCGGCTCTAATGCTGATATGGAGCAGTATTTAACAAGCTTTGAGGTAATGCTCGGCGATGCGGAAACGGCTAAAAACCTTATGAATGATTTAAGGTCTATGGCGGCGGTTACTCCTTTTGAAACTACTGACCTTGCGAATGCCTCCAAAACGTTAATGTCTTTTGGCGTGGAGCTTAAAGACGTTCAAACAGATTTACAAATGCTCGGAGATATTTCACAGGGCAACGGCGAGAAATTTAAGTCCTTAGCGCTTGTTTTCGGGCAGATAAAGAGCGCGGGCAAACTTATGGGGCAAGATTTATTGTCGCTTGTAAACGTCGGCTTTAATCCCTTGCAGACGATAGCAAAGCAAACAGGAAAGTCAATGGCAGACCTCAAAAAAGATATGGAAAACGGCGAAATATCTTTTGAAATGGTCGCAGAGGCTATGAAGTCAGCAACGAGCGAGGGCGGCTTATTTTATCAGTCAATGGAAAAACAATCCAAAACAATGACTGGTATGTTATCCACCTTAAAAGACAATCTTGCACAATTCGGCAGAGATGCGGGCGAAAAGGCTTTTGAGCAAGTCAAGGGCAGTTTACAGTCCTTACTTGATATGATTGATAAGGCGGCTAAAGACGGCACTCTTGATGACATAGCGGAAGATGTGGGAAATGCGTTAAAAACGCTTATTGACGTTATTATTGACGTTTCAAAGTTTATATACGAATACAGAACAGCAATAATGGCGGGCGCAGCTGCTATGGTAGCGTTTAAAGCGGCTCTTGCAGTATCTGACCTTATAAAATCTCTCTCCGTTGCATATGGCGTATTAAAAGCGGCAACAGATGCACAGACAGCCTCACAGGTCGCAAATAATGCGGCTATGCTTGCTAATCCAGTGGGAATAGTAATTGCGGCAATAGCGGGGCTTATAGCTTTAATCGGTGTTGCGGTAGCCTCTATCGACAATGCGGCAGAACGCACGCAAGAATTACAGAAACAGGCTCAGGCATCAAAAGATAAAATTGCAGAAATGACAAAAGAGCTTGACGATACATCGAAAAAGATTGACGAAATCAACGGCAAAGATAATTTATCAATTACCGATGAAAAAGACCTTGAAAATCTAAAAAAGCAAAATGAGTTATTACAGGCTAATATTGATATTGAAAAAGAACGGCAAAAGATAACTGCTGAAAAATCTGAAAATTCTGCATATGAACAGTTAATGGGGGAAAAAGGACAAGGGCTTGATGCTTTCGATGATTTAATAGCAAATTATCAGGAAAGCGAAAAAATGCTTGAAGATTTTCAAAATCAGCTTATCGAGGCAACAAAAAAAGGCGACACAGCGACAGCCGAAATGTATCAAGGGTATATTGATAATTTAAAAGTCACAATGTTAGCAGAAAAAGAGGACATACTCAACAGACAGGTGAACATTGCTAAGACAATGGAGGGCGTTGAGGGCTTAACAGAACAGGGAAAAAAACTGCAAGAACAGTTTGGAAAAGTCAATACAGCTATAACAGGGGCTTTCAACATAGGCGGTAATACGCAAGACACAATCAAAAATGCGGGTGAATATTACGCTGAAAATGCAAAACAGTCCTCC